TAAAACGCAGACGAACCATGGATGTTCTTAGCTGCCTGTGTTGAGTGGTACGAGTTGCATTACGAACACAGGGATGAGACTCACTTGCCAGTAGCAGTAGACGCTACATGTAGTGGTCTCCAGATTCTCGCCGGTCTCAGCAAGGACGCCTCCACAGCTCGCATGGTAAATGTTATTGGAAGCAATAAACCCCAAGACGCCTATGCAACCATCGCTTCAAGGAGCGTGGAGGCTATCCCTGATAGGCTAAAGCCGCACTGGGACAGGAAAGTGACCAAAAGGTGCGTGATGACAATACCCTATAATGCTAAACCTTTTAGTAATAGGTCGTATATCAGAGACGCATTTAAAGATAAGGGAGTTGAGACTACTAAAGAAGAATTAACTCAATGTGTTCAAGCAGTCCGTACAGCAATGAATGAAGTTGTTCCCGGAGCTATGAACGTAATGAAATGGATAGAGACGGAGATAGCTCGAGCAATAAGAGCTGGAGCTGATGAGATTAGATGGACAACACCATCTGGTTTCAACGTTAAGCAAAGACTAATGAAAACCAAGTCAACAGTTATAAGAACACAGTTGATGGGCAGATGTGAAATACATGTATCAGGAGCTGAAACAGGTGTAGACCTAAAGCATCACAAGAATGCTACTGCACCTAACTTGATACATTCACTAGATGCAAGTCTCTTACACATGGCTGTAAATCAATTTGATGCACCTATTGCGTTGATACATGATTCAGTTCTATGTAGAGCTACTGATATGTGTAAACTGTCCACCTTGGTACGAAATACATACATGCGTCTGTTCGCAGAGCATGAACCACTAACCGACTTCGCCCTAGCAATAGGAGCTGAAGAACAACCACCGATTATTGGCGACCTTAAACCGGAAGCTGTAATTGATTCACAATATTTTTTCTGTTAATGAGAAACATACACGTAACACCCGAGCCTGTAACTCTTGAAGGATTTCAGGCTGTGTTAAAGCCAAGTAAGTTTGGCTATTCATTAAAAGCGATAGTTGGAGATGATTTAATCACCAAACTAGAAGATGAGCGAGAAGACTGCCTCAAGTGGGCTGAGTCAAAGCTAAAGAACCCAAAGAGATCACTACTAAAACCTACACCATGGGAAGAAGTATCGAAAGGTAAATATCTAATCAAGTTTTCTTGGGGAGAAGAGAAAAGACCTCCAGTTGTAGATACTGAAGGCACACCAATTACAAACGAAGATACACCTGTTTATTCAGGCAGCAAAGTAAAGCTTGGATTTACACAGAAACCATACATACTTAGAGATGGCGTGACCTATGGCACATCACTCAAATTGTCTGGAGTTCAGATAGTAAGTGTATCGTCAGAGGTAGGTGTAGACACAGGCGATTTAGATGAAGCAGGAGCAGCCGAGCTGTTTGGTAATACTGCTGGATTTAAAACATCTGAACCAAATGTCACTCCAGACCTAACACCAAGTTCTGTAGAGGATGACTTTTAGATCAGGTCTAGAAGAAAAGGTAGCTGACCTATTAGTATCATTGGGCGTTGACTATGAATATGAGGAAACGTCCTATCCTTACACAATAGAACATCAATATACTCCTGATTTTGTATTACCAGATAACGGAGTAATCCTAGAGGTTAAAGGGTATTGGGATCCACCATCTAGGCGAAAAATTAGACAAGTAATTAAAGACAATCCCAACATAGATTTGCGTATGGTATTTCAAGATCCATATAAAAGGATCTCTAAGAAAAGCAAAACAACTTACGCAAAATGGTGCGAGCGTTACGGCATTTTATGGTGCGCCGCACATTGCATACCTGTGGACTGGTTAAAATGTGGAACATAAATACAGACAGCACAGTCACAATCACTGAGCTTTATGGCAGTAAAATTTACACTATTGATAATGTATTTAAAGAACCAAAAAAATTAGAAAGATTTTTATTTAGTAGAGCAACAGCAAGAGTAGAAGCTAAAGAACCATTTCAACAGAATGGTCTTGAATTTATCAAAGGCAGATACCATGACTTTAAAGATAAAGCTGCTCCAATAGTTTGGTTAGCATCAAAATTATGTGACCAACATCCTTCATTTTTTGGATCATTTAAAACAAACTGCGATGTTTGGTTAAAAGGAGACTACAACGATTGGGAAAATTATTACTGGTTTCCACATATAGATCATGGTTATAACAGCATTACCTACTTTAATGATGACTCTGTAAACGGGACAAATTTATATCATCCTGATTTAAAAGATGAAGAATGGTTTGAACAGATTATGGTCAACCCCCCAGTAGGAATACAGCCTTGGATGGCTAAACATAAAGTGAAATTAGTAAAGACATTGAAACCTAAATACAATCGCATGCACTTATTTGATGGAGCATTTTTCCCTCATTCGCCAGCGATAGATAATGATAAATATTTTGTTGATAGTTTAGACAACGTCGACAGAACACATATGAGATGTAATTTATGTTTCTTCTTTCACCCTAAAGATAATGACAACAAAGAAAACAAGAAAAAAACAAAGTAACATTAAAATCGTAGATAAATTTCTACCTACAAATGATTTCATACAGTTAAAAGATATTTTTGTAAATGATGAATTACCTTGGTATATGAGCCAAGGAGTATCCGCCGATGATGCTACTAATGCTTTAAGAAATCCTTTAGATAATTATTATTTTGTACATCTTCTTTATTTTGACTACATGCAAACATCTTCTCATTTTCAACAAGTTAAAGAGATGATTGAAACTGCTTTGAACAAACATTTAGGTGTAGGTTTTAAAGCAATAACAAGGATTAAAGCTAATATGTACACACGTACTGAAGAAGTACAAGTTCATCCATTTCATTCTGATTCAGCCAATATAGAAGGCTTAAAAGGATTAATATTATCAATAAATACTTGTGATGGATACACAGGGTTTGAAGATGGAACTGAAGTAGATAGTGTTGAAAACAGAGCTATAATGTTTGATTCAACAAAACCTCATCATTCAACTTCTTGCAGTAATGCACCATACAGATTAAACATTAATGTTAACTACTTATAATGGCACTAGACATGGCTTTCGGGGTACCTATTTTTACCGAAAGACTAATTGATGATTTTAGTATTTTACATCGTTATACAAAAACAATAATACCTAATGGTGATGAAGAAGAAGGTCTAGGAATGACTCAGTCTGTGAGGTTTTTAGACGATCATAAATTATTTGATATTAAAGAAAAACTTCAAAATTATTTTAATACTTTTTTTGTTGAAATATTAGGAGGACATCCCGGATGTGAGTGCACAATAACTACATCTTGGTTGACTTATCAAAAAGAAGGAAGTCACAACAACAAGCATAAACATATGAACTCTTGGTTCAGTGGTGTCTTGTATTTTGATAATGACTATACAGATGCAGCAAAATTAGAGCTTAAAAATCCATTAGTGAATTACACTTCTTTCTCATTAGATGTAGATACAAGATTTAAAGAGACAAGTGAATTTAATGTCATACCCGAACCGAATAAATTAGTATTATTTCCGTCATACCTATTCCACACCACATCAAGACAGGACAGTAAGAAAGTTAGACATTCTCTAGCATTCAACATCTTACCTAAAAGAGCTGGTGTTTTTGAATGGCAATACGATAGTCAATACGATATTGAATGGCTGAGTTCTTAAGACACGAGCCATGTGAAGTATGTGGCTCCTCTGATGCTAAAGCAATATATGAAGACGGATCTACATATTGTTTTAGTTGTCAAAACTTCACAAGAGAAAACGATACCCACCAAATGCAAAATGCACAATTCAAAGGAACAGCACAACGACTCGCAAAACGAAGAATCAGTGAAGCAACCTGTCAACACTACAAAGTCTATAGGGATGGAGAACTTCTACGCTTCCCTTATTACAGCAGCGACAAAACACTTCAAGGGTTCAAAACAAAATCGAAACTAAAGGATTTCAAGTATGAAGGTAATACTACTGATACTCTTTTTGGTCAGTCTCTTATTCCTTCTACTGGCAAAAGAATCATGGTCTACGAAGGGGAACTCGATGCGTTATCGGGCTGGGAAGCTTACCCAAACTGGGCGCATATCTCGCTTCCTCACGGAGCTGCATCTGCTAAAAAGGATATACAGAAACAACTTCAGCTCTTTCAAGGTTATGAGGAAATTATACTTTTCTTCGACAAGGACGAGCCGGGTAAGTTGGCGACGGAAGCGGTGGCTGCACTCCTACCGTCTGGGAAAGTTAAGATTGCTCATTTGCCAGACCCGTATAAAGATGCGTCTGACGCATTACAGAATAATGATGCTGAGGCAATCAGGAAAGCTATCTGGAATGCTTCGCCGTATCAGCCGGATGGAATAGTAGATGGTCAATCACTACTAGAATTAGTAACTAATCCAAGTCCACCATGCGATTTCGAGTATCCATTTGCAGGACTGCAAAAGCTTACTCACGGATGTAGATACGGAGAACTCACAGTAATAAGTGCAGGCACAGGTCAAGGTAAGAGTACCCTGACACGCCAGTTAGCCACACACTTTTTAGATAAGAAAGAGCGCGTAGGTTATATAGCTCTGGAGGAATCAAATAGAAGAACAGCTTTAGGACTTATGTCTGTAGCTACAGGTAAAGCATTACATCTTGGAGAACATACCAAAGACACATTACAAGAAGCATATGACCAAACCCTCAAAGACTGGAATCTCTTCCTTTATGACCACTTCGGGAGTGCTGATCCTGATATTATTTACAGTCGGATTGAATATATGGCACTCGCGCTTGAGACGAAAACCATATTTCTGGACCATCTAAGCATATTAATTTCTGGATTAGATGGTGATGAAAGAAAAATGATTGACACCACCATGACTAAGCTTAGAAGTTTAGTTGAACGAACAGGAATAAAACTCTTTTTGGTATCTCACTTACGTAGAACACAGACAGATAAGAACCATGAAGAAGGCGCACGCGTTACTCTTGGGCAACTTAGGGGAAGCGCAGCTATAAGTCAGCTTGCAGATGAAGTATGGGGACTCGAAAGAAACCAACAAACTGAAGCTGAAGACACAACTGTTTTAAGACTGTTAAAGAATCGCTACTCAGGCGAAGTCGGTGTTGCAAGTCATTTGAAATACAACAAAGAAACATGTAAATACGATGAAATTGAGAACACCATTTTCAATCCCGCAACAGACTTCTGAAGTAGAGGAATTGAAAAAACCAAACCCACCCAGTAAACAAGCAAAAAAGAAAGCAAAGTTTCGGGATAAAACTTATGTCGGAAAGCCAAATGCTCGTCTTTGATTGCGAAACAAACGGGTTACTACATGACGTTTCTGAGGTACATTGCCTTGCCATATACGACTCCCAAAAAGAGGAGACATTCGTATTTAATAATCAATCTGACAACACCTACCCGGTCCATGAAGGTTTGCATTGGCTCACCCATGCTGATGTTATCGTTGGTCACAATATTATTGGCTACGATCTACCTGTTCTTCGGAAAATTTATCCTTGGTTTGAGTATAACGGTAGGGTTATTGATACTCTTATTTTATCTCGCAATTATCATCCAAATATGATGGAGATAGACAAGAGAAGAAATGTACCAAGAATGCCTTTACAACTATATGGACGTCATAGTCTAGAAGCTTACGGTTACAGATTAGGTGAATATAAAGGTGAGTTTGGAAAGACAACTGACTGGCAAAACTGGTCACAAGAAATGCAGGACTACTGCGTACAAGATGTAAAAGTTACCACCAAATTATGCGAACACTTCCGCCCCTTAATGACGCGTGTGAGTTAGAGCATCGCGTAGCTGAGATATTAACTGAACAAGAAATACATGGATGGACATTTGATGAATCAAAAGCTCAGCAACTTGAGTCACATCTCCGAAGAGAGATGGAAGAGACTGAAGCAATACTT